GCGTTCAGGTCATCCAGCAGCCCCTTGCTCTGCAGGTCGTTCTGCAGGAGGGCGGTGGTGTTATCTGTCACCGCGCCTGTCTCAGCGTCCAGGGTGTCAGCGAAAGCCTGGGCCCGCTCAGCTGCCTCTTTCTTGGCATTGGACCAGGCCATGAACACCCCGACTGCGGCGGTGACAGCCAGGCCGATGCCCACCGTGGCGGGGTGCAGGCTGGACAGCTTGCCGAGCAGCCCGCTGACCCCCTCACCAGCGCCGGCCAGTTTGGTCTTTAGGTTGCTGAGCGCGCCGGCCAGGTCATAGTTGAACAGGGCGGTAGCTGCCAGCCCCGCGGCGATGGCCATGCCCACCCCGCCGGTGAGGCTGCCGAGCACCGCGGTCACCGCGCCGATGATGGGCTGCAGCGCAGCCATCACCGGGCCGAGCACATCACCGAGGAGCCCACCGAGCTGCCCGAGCACATCTATAGCCCCGGCAGCTGCCGGCGCGAGGCTCTGCCCCAGGTCCACCGCCAGCACACTCAGCTTGGCCTTTATCCGGTCCATGCTGCGGCTCATGCCCTGGTCCATCTCCTCAAAGGCCCCGGCGGTGGCCCCCGAGGCCTCCCCCATCTGCCCGAGGATGCCCCTGAAAGCCTCGGCACCTTGGCCGGTGAGGGCCATGGCAGCCTGCCCGGCCTCTATCGAGCCGAACAGGTCCACCATGCTCAGATTGTTAGCGTCGGCGTAGCCTGACAGGGCCTGCAGGGCCCCCTCCAGGGTGCCGCCGCCGGCCATGAAGGCTGGGAAGCTCTGCCCGGTGATGCGCTGGAATATGTCGGCAGCCTGTGTGCCCTCTTTCCCGAGCTCAGCCAGCGCTCCCCGTATCTGTGTCGCGGCCACCGAGGTGGGGGTGCCCTTCAGGGTGATGGCAGCCAGCGCCGCGGACACATCCACAAAGTCCACCCCGAGCGCCGCGGCGATGGGGGCCACCTGGAACATGGCATCAGACAGCTCCCCCATGGTGGTCTTGCCCAGCCGCACCGTGGTGAAAAACAGGTCTGAGGCTGCCCGGGCCGGCAGAGTCTCAGCCCCGTAAGCGTTGACCACCGAGCTGAGCCCGTCCACCGCGGTTTCCAGGTCGGTGACCCCACCCACCGCGGCCTCATTGGCCACCTGCAGAAAGTCGAACACATTGGCTGCCGGCACACCTGCTGACAGCGCCTGGTACAGGGCGGGCAGCACCTCCCCGGTGGTGCGGCCGGCCTCTGTCGCAAAGGCTTTCACATCGTCTACCAGGGCCTGCCGGGTCTGCTCTGACGCGCCGGGCAGGAGGGTGAACACCTCCCTGATGCCCTTGTCAAAGTCCACCCAGGCGCTCATGGCAGCCACCCCGCCGGCTGCCAGAGCTGCGCCGATGGCCAGCCCCTTGTGGGAGGCCAGGCCTTCAGCTGAGGTGAGGCCACTGGTGAACCCGCTGGAGTCCAGGCCTAGCCGGGCGTTCAGCTCACCCACTGTGAGGCTCACACATCACCTCCCGAAAAACTCCAGCACAGCCCGCTCAGCTGCATCACCTTCCAGGGGCAGGGCCTCCTGGGCCCGCTCATGTGAGTCTATCCGCTGCCACAGCAGGCTCCCGGCACTCAGCCCGCTGACCAGCATGAGGAACCGGCGCGAGCCCAGCCGGCGGTCAGCCCCGAGCAGGTCCAGCCGATACTCCCGCTGAAAGTCAGCTACCAGCAGAGGGTAAAGCCGGGCCAGCTCTGCCCGGGGCACCGCTAAGGGCGGCTGCCGTCACCCTCCTTTGTGGGGACTGCTGGCGCGGGGCTGGTGAGCTCCCGCACAGCCCACTCCACCAGCTGGGTCAGCCGGTCTACCCCAGCCCCAGCCTGGTGCCAGCCGGCCACAGTCTCCTCATCCCATATCAGCTCTGCCAGCCGGCACAGGTCCCGGTACTCCAGGGGGGCATCGGGGCCCTTGTCCTCCCCGAGGGCTGACAGGTACAGCATGGCCTGGTGGGGCAGCTCCACTGGCAGCGGCCACTCCTGGCCTACCAGTGTGAAGGTGACACCCTTACGGTGTGCCACCGCCGCGTCAAAGTCTCGGGCGGCACCCATTCGGTTGTCCTCCTGTCTAGCTGCCGACGCTGGCCTGCCCGCTGAGGGTCAGCGTGGCAGACCACGCGGCCGGGTCGTTGTGCCCGCCGCTGGGGCCCGACACATTCACCGACGCGGTGAAGCTCTTGACGGTGCCGCCAGGGGTGGTCACCTGGAAGCTGCCGAGGCTGGCCGCGCCTACCAGCAGCGCCAGCTCCTCGCAGCGCTCCTGGCCGGCGTCGCGCGCGCCGCTGTCGGCGTCCTCCAGATACAGGCCGGCCAGGGTGATGGTGCCGCTGCGCTCAGCCACCATGTGCTCGGCCCAGCCACCGCTGTCAAAGTCGGTGGTGTCGGCGTCGGTCTTGCCGTTGTCCAGGGTGAGGGTCCGCAGACCCCCGATGGTCAGCCAGCTGCCTGGGGTGGAGTCCTCCACCTCCAGGGTGAGCTCCCGGGCCAGAATCTTGCGAACAGCCATGGGCTCTGTCTCCTCTGCTCTAGCCGAGTGGCCGCAGCCCGGTCGGCTGGGTCAGCTCTAGCTCCAGGTGCACAGTGTATTCAGGCCGGCCCGCGTCATCGTTACCCATCGCGGTGGGCTGCCCCTCCCAGGCCCACGCGCGCACCACGGTGACCCCCTCGGCCAGGTCCACGCTGTGCAGGCCGGTGACTGCCAGCCGTATGTCCTCACACAGCTGCCACGCTTGGGCCTGCCCGCCGGCTGGGCCTCGGGTGATGACCTGCACCACCACCCGGTCATAGCCGTAGCCGGCGTCATCCACCGAGCCGGGCCGGCCCATGAGGCACACTGACAGGTCGGGCTGGTCAGGGTGCCAGTCCAGAAACACATTACCTGCCGGGTCATACCCGTCAGCCTGGTAGGTGAACCCCTCCAGCCCCTCATCGGCCAGCCAGGAGGCCAGCCGCTGCACCTGCATCATCTGAGGGCCTCCCTCACATGGTCAGCCAGCCATTTGGTGTAGCGGTCGGCACCCTCCTGCAGGGCCAGCCGCAGCCACTCTGCCCGCCGGCCAGGAGCGTGCCTGAGCCGGGTGTCCTCATGCTGCCTCACGCTGTAGGGGGTGTCATAGGACACAAAGGCCAGCAGCGGCCGAGGGTGCCAGGTGGTGCCGGTCCTCATCATGTGCCCGGTCTGATGGGGGATGGTGCGGTTGGCTTCCTCCAGCAGCACCTCGGCCACCAGCTGCAGGCCTTGGTCAGCTGCCGCCAGCGCCCGGGCCTGTACCGCCGGGCCCCGCCACACCTGACCCATGGAGGCCAGCACCCTCATACCAGGGTCACCTCCCACCAGGCTGCAGCGTCGGTGCCGGGCCCGCTGACCGGCGGGCGCTTGGGGGTCACTGTCAGCACCCGGTAGCTGACCCCGGCCCAGCTGAGCCGGTCACCGGGGCTGCAGGCCCGGTCCAGGGCACAGGTGCCGGCAGCTACCACGGTGAGGTTCTCCCCCTGCCCCCCGCCCATCTTCACCACCTTGTTGCCGAGCCTGACCCGGCCATGGACGGTGACAGCCGGCGCAAAGGTGGGGCCCATCGGCCCCGGGTCAGCCTGAGCCTCCAGCTGCACAAGGTCAGGCAGCAGCAGCTGGGGCAGTCTCATCAGCGGGCCCCCGGCTCACCCACCAGGCCGGCCTGCCTCAGCACCTCCAGCGCCCGCGGCGGCTGCCAGGAGGGCATCACCCCCACAGTGGCCCCGTCAAAGCCGACAGGCCCACCGAGCACCACCCGGTCCACATCCTCCCCGCCGGCCACCAGCCAATACTCCACCACAGCACAGGTGGCCTCTGACAGGGCGGTGGCCACCGCCTCATCGGTGGGGGCCTCATCCTCCCCCACCTGATACGCCGCGGTCACCATCCTGTCCACCGTTCTGGAAGCGCGTTCCAGCCAGCGGTCAGGGTCAGCCCCCTCGGGCAGCTGCTGGTCCACTCCCAGCCAGCTGGCCAGGGCCTCATCATCGGCGTACACAGGGCCAGCCATAGCTCAGCCTCCTGCCTTGCCCTTGGGGGGCCCGCCGGGCACCACCGCCGGCCTGGTGCGGCGGGTGCGGGTCAGGCCCACCTCCCTCACCGTGGCACGCTTCAGCTGCTCAGCCTCAGGGCCCCACCGCAGCGGCGGGCGGGCCGGGTCAAAGGCCGGCCAGGCCTTGCCGGGCTGAGGTCGGGGGCACTCTTGCCAGTCACCGCTCCTCAGCACATGCTCCCAGGCTGCGCTGCCGGTTGTGATGAGCAGGCAGCGGCCCTGCCGGCTGACTACCCACATGCTGTCTGTCATCGGGCACCTGTCCCTGTTCTGCTCGGGAGCCGGGGACCCCATCGCGGTGGGGTCCCCGGCTCAGCCATGCCAGCAGGGTTAGCTGCCGGCCCCGTTCGACGCGGTGCACACCACCAGCTTGGTGGGGCGCACCACCTTGGCACCGTAAATGTGCAGGCCCTTCAGCGCGTCGCTGAATCGCTTGTCAGGCCGGTAGGCCTCCACCTTGTTGACCTGCTGCGCGAAGGCCCACGCGCCGGGATAGCCCGCGATGACCTTCCAGAGGTCCCCGCCGGTATTCGGCACATTGTTGGACTGCAGCAGGTTCAGGGTGTGCACCTTGCCGGTGAACCCGTTGGGGATGACGCTGGTGCCGAGGCTGGCCAGCACCCGGTCATCCTTTGCCAGCAGCCCAGCCCACCAGGGCGGGATGATGCAGAACCGGCCGGCCTTGGGCACATTGGCCTCATCCAGCATCACCGCAATGTCCACCAGGGTGTCATAAGCCAGGTCGGCGGTGGTGACACTGGTGGGGGTCACATCGTCACCGAGCTCCATGGAGGCGTCCACATCGGTGTAGAGGCCGGCCACGAACTGGTCAGCCACATCGGCCAGCGCGTAGGCAGCTTCAGCCTGAGCCGGGCCCATGAGGTCACCGGCAGCCTGCCGGCGGTCCACATCGTCCAGCGCAAAGTTGAAATACTGCTCCTGGTCAATGACCAGCGACTGGTCAGTGGTGGCCAGCACATCGGGGTCAGCAATGTCGGTGTTGCGGGTGTAGGCCTTCACCGTGATGGCACCGATGGTGCCGATGTGCACCGTATCCCCGGCCTGGCTGATGGTGCCCTCATAGTCCCGGCTGATGACCCCGGGCTGGGCGTACACCAGCTCCTTTTCCAGCTGCCTGAGGAGGGCCGAGGCCCACACCTCAGGGATGAAAGTAGTGACTGCCATGGTCTGTGCTCCTGCTATCCGTCAATGCCGGGGGAGCCCCGCCGCTGCCAGTCGGTGATGGCATCCAGGTTGGCTGCCAGCTGCTCAGGGCTCATGCCCTGAATCTCCCGGCGGCTGAAGTTGCGAACCTGCTGCCCCCCTGCTGGGGGGGTGCCTCCCGGGCCCGAGGTGGGCGGCGGGGCAGGTGCGCCCTTCAGTACCGGCTGGCTGGCCAGCGCCTCAGCCACCAGCCCGTCCAGGGCGGCGGTCAGCTTGTCGGCATCGGTGGTGTCCAGCTTGGTGGGGTCCAGCTTCCCGCTGCCCTTCAGGTACGGCAGCATCAGAGCAGGGTTAGCGCCTGCCCGGGCTGCGGCCTGTTCCAGCCGACGCTCCAGCCGTTCAGCTGCCAGCGCATCCTCGGCAGCCTTGCGGGCTGTCTCCTCGGCGCGCAGCTTCACGCGGTTGTCAGCAGCCTCGGCCCTGGTGTCATTCAGCAGCTGCTGCAGCACCCCGGTGTCCTGCACCTGAGTGCCATGCTGCGGCTGAGGGGTGGGGGCCGGGGCGGGCGGTGCAGCCGGTGCCGCCGCCGCCGGGGCGGGGGCAGGCTGCGCGGGGGGAACCCCCTGAGGGGGGGCTGCTGGGGCCACCGCCGGGTCAGCCGCCGGGGCTGGAGTGGTGGCAGTTGTGATGGGGTCAGGCACCGTGAGCCTCCTGGGCTGCGGTCAGACTTACAGGCCTGTAGGTTAGCCGACAGGTCAGCTGCGGTCTGTGAGCTCGGTGACCGGCTCCCCGCTGCGGCTCAGCCAGTCCTGCCACCGCTGCCATTCTGCTGAGCCTTTGGGGAGCCGGCGGGCCCCGTCACCTGTCAGCCCGCCGGGGCCCTCAGCTCGGGCCGGCACCAGCAGGTCACCGTTTGGGTAGCGCTGCACCTGCATGGTCATCCTCCTGCTCTGGCTGCGGCCATCACCAGCTCGGTGAACTGCGGGCCTATCTGCTGCCATACCCAGCCCCAGCCCCAGGAGGCTGCGGCGTGATTGCCGCGCACGCTCATCATGGCTACCCCCTCGGCCAGAAACTCGCTGAACCCGGCAGAGCCGGGCTGCTGAAAGTAGGGGCTGAGGTCATCCCGCACCCGCTCATAGAGCCGGTGTAGCCCCTTGCTGGCAGCCGAGGCGTGCACCCTGGTAGCCGCGCTCCAGCCGGCGGCGTCCTCCAGGCCCAGCGCCTGGGCCACAGCGTGGCCGGCCTCATGGGCCGGCATACTGACGCTGCCGCCCAGCCCTCGGGTGCCCAGCACCACGGTGCCATTGGACTGTGCCCCCCTCACATTGTCCCAAGTCTGCCCGGCACCCCAGCCTCGGGGCCTCACCCCCCTCATATCCCCCATCTGGTCAAGGTCCACCACCGAGCCCCCACCGATGTGCACACGCTTGACCCGGCCGAGCAGCTCAGGGTCCATCCACGAAAGTCTCACAAGGCTGTCCAGCACCCCGGGGTCCAGGGTGCCCTCCTCACCGAGCTCCAGCAGCAGCCGGTCACCGAGCACACCATGCACCCGGTCATAGGCGCGCACCAGCCCAGCCTGATAATCGGCGCTGAATCCGTTGTCATTGGCCACCCGGCGCAGCTCGGCCCGGGCCTGTGCCCCATGTGGCAGCACCCGGCGGGGGGTGTACGGGCTGGGCACCCCAGCCGGCCGGGCAGCTCGGCCGGCACCGCCGGCCCTCATCGCGGTCAGCCTCCACCGCTGCGGCAGCCGGTTGGCTGCATCCACATGAGCCTCATACGCTGCACGCGCACGCGCCAGGCCGGCCCGGGCCCGGGCCTGAGCCTCGGGGGTGACAGCCACCTGCCCGCGGCGCTTCCAGCCGCGCACCCGACGCTCCAGGTAGCGCTCCCGCTGCCGGTCCTCATACCCTTCAGGGTTGGCCAGGTTGCGCCTCATCGGCTGGGACAGCCCCGGCACCCACAGGCCCAGGCCATGGGTGCAGTTAGGGTGGAACAGGCCGGCGGCGGTGGCCTCAGCCACAGTGGGGTAGCGCTGCCCGCCCTGGGGTTCACCGCTGCGGCTCAGCACCCGGCCCTCCCAGGGCCGGCATAGCGGGCACTCCTCAGGTGAGTCTGACACGATGACCAGCTGCTGCCCGAGCCGGTCCCAGCGGTCCATGGCCCCATTCACATAGGCGCGGGCGGTCGCGGTCCTCACCTGCATCTCAGCGTATTCCTGCAGCCCCCAGGTGCGGCCGGCCCGGTCGGTGAAGCTGCCCACCCCTCGCGCGGCGTAGCGGTCCAGCGCATCCTGCACCGCCTGGGGCAGGGTCATCGTGCCGGTGGCCATCCCCGCGGCCACCATGCCCTGCACCAGCGCGTACACATCCCCGGCCTGCCTCAGCATCCCGAGGTGGGCGGCGTTCAGGTTGCCGAGCACCTCCTGCCCGAGGAGCTCCACCACCCGCGGGTCACCGACTATGACCGGCACCGCCTGCCCGAGCAGAGCAGCCGCAGCCTCACCGGCAGCGTCTGAGCCGGCCTGCATGGCCGCAGCCAGCTGCTCCCTCACCAGCTGCTCAGCCACCTGGGCCAGCCGGCGGGTCTGTTCCCTCACAGCGCGAAGGTAGGCCTGGGCCTCAGCCAGCTTGGCCCGGGCCCACTGGTCATAGTCGGTGTCCAGGCCGGCAG